TAGAACGAGTCTGTATCTGTTAGGTAGTTGTTCACTCTATAACCTTGAGGAACCATACCCATAGATACGATTGCGTTAATATCATTGTCAGCTGTTCCAGTTCTACCTTGAGATTTCATCAATCTCTCAGCTGTGAATTGATTTTCCGAAGGAACAATCATTTTCACACCTCTAGCTGCAATTCTTAGACCTCTTTCGTCTGTCATTTTAGCGATGTCAATCATTGACTGCTCTAATGATGTTTCGTTAAGGTCAGCTTGCACAGTTAGCGTGTTTTTAAATGTACCCGCTACTGTAGGGTGGTTAGTTGCAAATAAAGCAACGCCGTCTCCACCTTTAAATGTGCCTACACCTGGTAGACCATTTACTAATGGTTCAACAGCTTTTACTTGTTTTGCGTTACTCATCGATCTTGCTAAAGCTTTCGTGTATCTAGCAGCAAGTCTATCGTAGAGATTATCTTCGATAGCTTCCTCTGTGATTGCGAATGCTAAAGCTACTGTTTCGTGAGTATATCTAGCCGTGAAAGTTTCTTGTGCTTCGTCAAAAGACACGCCTGCACCTTCAGCTTTCACTTGTGCGTTTGCGAAACCAGATAACATTACTTCTTCTTCAAAAGCTCTGTCACTGTTTTCAGTAGTATAAATCTCAGCATGCTGATTTTCATACCTTTTGTATTCCAGGCCGAACAGGGCGTTCAATCCTGGCTCTAGTTCTTTGACTAGCTGTGATCGTGATATTGCCATAATTTATTCTCCTATTCTCCTATTATGATTGTAGTTCAATCAAGTTTGGAACAACTACTACAGAAGCAAAGCCCGCAGTAATATCCTCGTTTTCAGGATCTTCTGCGACTCTTAACAATCTGAAAGTATCTGCGTCCGCACTTGTATCACCGATATCTAGCGTAGCGCTAGATTTGCCAGTTGTATCAGAACCTGCTGACGTGTTCATGTCATAAGTTTCTAAGAAACCAGCTTGTGTTACTGCATCGTCTGTTGCTACTACATATTGCTGTTGTGGGTTGTCGTACACAAAAGCGTCTATGTCCTCTGAGTTTGCAGGTGTAACTTGTTGATAGAAGTTTTTAAACGTTGGCTTCAAAGTAGAAGCGTCAGTGTAAAAGACTCCATTTAATACACCAATAATAGGTGCAGCAGTCGTTTGACCATCAACAATATAACCAGCAGCAGAAGCCACAGCTCCACCATTGTAGAGTGTTGTAGCATAACCAGCATCGATTTTGTACTTTCCTAATCCGGCAGTCGCTGGAGTTTGTCCAAGCGTACCAGCAGGTATAAGCCCAAAACCTTGTGTGTTTCTATTTGCCATAGTTGTCTCCTTGTGTATTTGCTCTTCAACGAACAAATACGGTTTATATTAAATCGATGATAGGGATTAACCCGAGAAATAACTAAAAAATTATTTCTTTGTACCACCGAAGGTTACACGAGACTGTCTATCAATATTGATAGGCATCCTCTTATCCTGCTCCTTCATGAGATCGTTGTCTACAGCGTCCGTTCTATATTTATGACGATCGGCCATGTATTGTTGTCTTTGTTGAGCGATCTCAACTGGTACCTTTGCAAGCAAAAGGCCACCAACTCCGATAACACCCTTATGTTTCCCGTCTTCGAGAACTGGATAGTCACCTGCATTTTCGACTTCTTCGGCACGAACCAATTCATAACCTTCTCTTAATCTTCCAGTTACGTTTTTCGTGTCTTGGAAACCGACTACCTCGGCTCTTATCCATCTGTACCTGAACCCATCTGGTGCAGGGGGTGCATCTAAAGATGATGGTGGAACCCAAACCTTAGGTCTTTCAGATTTAGACCTAGATTGGCTCGCACGAGAAGTTTTGTTTTCTTTTTCCATACGCCTATACCTCCTTCGTGATGTTTAGTTGTTTTGCGTACTCTTCGAGTGGCACTCCTAATTTTTTAGCTATTGCTACCTGTGAAGAAGTGAGTTTCACAGTTTTGCGACCTGGTTTAACGCTCCTAGAAGCGGAAGCCACCGTCTGAACGGGTTCGGTCGATTGCTTGGTATCAGTTTTACCAAATTTATGTGGAAAGTCAACACGTATTCTTTTATCTACTTCCGCATAGTATTCATCAGATTGTGGATCATAACCTTCTTTCTCCACTAAATCTTTATGAATCTCGAACGCTGTGTATGTCATAGCTCGGTCTTGACCAAACCATGAGTTTTTAGATGCCCAACCTTCAGCTTTAGGATCTTGAGTTGGCATTTGATTAGCAGGTTGTGTTGGTGTTTTAACATCTGCAGGTTTTTCAGGCGCTGCTTCTGCTCTATATGCTTTACTCTGTTCTAACTTAGCATTATCAAATGCTAGTTTAGCGATCTTTTTATTAGCTTCTACTTGAGCGTTTGCATCTCCAAGTTCAATGGCTCTTGCTAAATCTTTTTGAGCAGAATCCATTCCGTCTTTGATGCTAGATTCAAACTTACTAATATAGTCTGCGTCTGTTTTTTCAAAACGTTTTTCTAACTCTCTACGTTTTTCTATCTCAGTCTTTGCATAACTTGTAGCTGCATCTCTTTGTCTTTCAGCTTCACGCATTTTACGTGTTAATTTTGCAATTCTTGCTTGAACGCCTTTACTATAATCTTCAAGTTTTTCATCTTCTTTTTTTGTTTCTGGTTTCGTTTCTTCTTTTACTTCTTCTACTTGTACTTGTTCCGTGCTTGGTGTTTCGTCTTTCTTGGTTTCAGCAGCTTCCTTAATAGGTTCTGCTTCTTTGACGTTTTCTTCCGGTAAATCAACCTCGGCTCCTGGGCCAGAAGTATCAATATCTACGGTTTTCTTTTCTTCGTCAGGCATAGTTTCCTCCTATGTTAATATGCGTGTAAGATATCCTCTGGATTCTTCACGGTTGCCAATACTTCGTCTTCATTTAAAAGACGAACTTCTCCTCCCTCTATTTGAATACGCGATCCCGCGTATCTTGCAAAGACAACCCAATCGTTGACCTTGCACCATGGACCGTTTGGATAACGTTCTTTATCGTTATAACATTGTGGGCCCATAGCTAATACTAAACCACATTGAGAGCCAACTTGTTGTCTCTCCAATACTGATTCAGTCATTAAAAGTCCTCCTTTTGTTTTCTCATCCATTTTGAATGGTAAAACAAGAATTCTCCAACCCGTAGGTTGTGGTAATTTTGTAGAATCTTTAGTAACTTCTTTTTTAGGTTCGGATTTTTTTACTCCGACTAATTCTTTATTGGGTGTAATAATTTTATGATTTGGGTTTGGTGATGTCGACGACTGTTCCTTTATTGTCATATTGCTCCTTATCATTTAGCAGGTTAGAGAGTTCCTGTTTTACTGCCTCATAGGCATTTATCTGTCCTATTATATAGTTGTATTTTTCCATATTGTCAATACCACCTGAAGTAACAGCAATAGATAATTCTTCTATTCTTTTTAGAGTGAATCTATTTAATTTAATTATAACGCTTTCTAAAGATGCCATGAATACTTTCTATAATAAACCTTTGTAATATTTTCCATAACTCGGATTTGCTACATGACTTCCAGCAAGATCTCCTGAGATATAAGAACCTATATATCCTCCATCAGCTTTTTTTGTTCTTTTCTTAGCCATTTTTTTAAATGTTTTAGCTAGAGCTTTAGCTCTACCTGTACAAGTTTTTTTAGTGATTGGAGTGCACTTTCCTTCAGTGCCTCTTTTCTTAATTGATTTAGTAACTTTCTGAATCCAGTTTTTACTCATTATTTTTTTGGCTTAATATGTCTATGAAAATACTGGCCACCAACTTTATCAGCTTGATTAGTCTCTACCAGTTTTTTCATTTCCTTACCGGCTTTAATACCTTCTTCTCTTTTTGTTTTAAGAGACTGTAATTTATCCATTCTTTCAATCGACTTTTTTTGTCTAACTATGTTAGCTCTATCTTTTGCAGATTTAGCTTTCTCAAAGCCAAACTTAGAATGTTCTTTTCTTCCTTGCTTCATCAAGTTTTTAAGTTGACGAGGTTGAGTGATAGTTGGTGCAACTTTATTTTTACCACTTAAAGCTTTACCGAAACCTTTAATTGCTGCTCCGACTCCTTTTATGACACCCATGATATTCCTTATTTATTAATTTTTTGATTAGGTCTTTTGCCCCATTTTCCATAAGACTCATCTCTACGATCTTTCATAGATTGTTTCTTAGTAGATTCTTTTCCAGTTCTCATACCAAGAGACTCGTCTTCTCTAGCTTTGTATCCTTGTTTGTAAGCTCTGCCACCTTTTTTCATAGCAGCTCTTTTACCAAATCTAGGTTTGTAAGGTCTTGTTCCAAAGTCGTTTCTCATATTACTCCTTAAATGTAGTGTTTAGTTTTTTTCCTACGATTGGCCATAACCTTACCACAACCAGTAGCTATTGCAACCTTTGTCGGTAAAACTTTGCCTCCGTTCTTATACTCTTTTTCCCATCTCTTTGCAATCTTTGGTAGATTGGCATGCATATACCTTCTTTGCTTTTCAGACACAAAAGGCATTAACAATCCCACTTTCTAAGTGCTTTGTTAATTCTTGAATTAGGATCATTTGCTGTTTTAGCTGATGTTAATCTCTTTTTCATTCCGCCCATACGCGCGCAGAAAGATTTACGTCTTCCACTTGTTTTAGATTTTGTAGGGGCTTTTAAAGTGCCACCTTTATAACTGTCTCTGCCTTTTTGGTTTAATCCACCAGAAGGATTCTTTCCTTCTTTTCTTTTCCAAGCCGGAGAACCTCCGTCTTTTAATTGACTTCTTTTAATTGCTTTTTCTGTAGGTGCGCCTTTGTCTCCTTTACTACGCATCTTTTCACCACGTTTTCTTTTTTGATGAATATTATACCAAAGCCCTTTACGAGCTACTTTACCTTCTTTAGTAACATGAGTACGACCACCTTTGGCATACATTGTTCTTCCATGTCCTCTTAGTGCAATATCTCCCATTATTTCTTACCACCGTTCCTGAAGATCTGAGTTCCCTTAATTCCGAAAATGCTCGCTACGACCAAAATCCACAGGTTTGTAAACCATGAAGGGAGCGACTGGAAGTACTCAAAGAAGAGTTTTACTTTTTCCATAGCTGCCGGATCGTCTGACATGACTGCCCACATTAACACAATGATGGGCGCCGAAATTATGATGAGGACGAATTCATCCTTGTAGTCGTTTTGACGGGCTTCTAAAAGTTTGCCCTGGTAAGCTTCTTCTCCTCGGGCCATCTTTTCTGCATGCATTAATTGTGCATCAGACATTGCCATCTTTGTCTTTTGACGATTAGCATATATCTTACTGCCAGCTTGCAGAGCTATCTTCGCTAAACTGAACCAAGCCATATTAGTACCAAGTAGCTGTTTGTTTTCTAGCTTTGCCAGTTCCCTTTACAGTAACTTTATCGCCTTTTGGAAGTACGTTTTTTTGCATTCCATTAGCAAGAGTTTTAGTTCTAGGGTCCCATTCCAAATTTTGGCTTGCGACTTTAACTGGTTTTGTTTTTTTATAGTTTTCCATAGTTCTCCTAATGTATACTAAGATTTAGGACCTTTCAAGGTTCTAACGTCCTTAGCTTTCATTTTATCTGACTGTAGCTTAACTTGAGCAGATAATAAAGCCTTATCCATAGTAGTATCAGCCCTTAATTCTGCTAGTTCTTCGTTTTGTTCTAGTTTATCTTCAGTCAAATCTCTGTTTTGGACTAATTTAGCTTTGTCCATATCAATTCTAGCTTCTGTCTCTTGAGCCTTACGTGCATTTTCCATAGCTTTTAAATCTACCTCTCTAGACTTAAGTTTAAGTAAAGGATCATGATCAAATTGAGAAGTAATTTTCTTTTCTTCCTTCATAAAGTCTTCAGTCATCTCTGCAATTAAAATTGCTTTTCTTGCTTCTATTTTTTGAGTTATTTCTTCTAACTGAGAAGCAGCTTGAGGATTAACTGGAGCTTGTTGTTGAAGCATAGCTAATTGTTGTATTTCATTTTTAAATTCTAATTGAACTTGTTCTTGAGCCATTAAACTGATGTGTTCTAAACAGTTCTTTTGTAAAGCTGCCATCACTGGCGGATTATTTCTAACCATGTTAGTTGCCATAAAATTTAAGTGAGCTGTTATATGCGCTCTATGATCTTGACCAGGAAAAGCATTAAAAGGTTTCATAGCTAATGCATCAATATTCTCAATTGCTGGATCTTTAGGCATGTTAGGTGGTGGAGGAGGTAAAATCTGATCTACATTTTTTACTCCAATAGCTTCATACATTTTTCTGTAAGCCATATACATATTATGCATTTGAGGATTAGACATAGCTAATTGTAATTCTGTTTGTGCAATTGTAATTCTTTGAGACATAGAAAATATATTTGGATCAGCTACAGGAATAATATCTATTCTGTCATCAAAATCCATTTGCTTAATAATTCTTGCACCACCTACAACATCATAAGGATATTCTGGTGGTAAATAAGTAGAAACTATTTTAGCTAATAATTTAAACTCTTGCTTCATAGAGAAGTATAATCTTTTATGAATAGCGGACATTACTTTAGATCCTCTTTCCATAAGAGCCATAGTTGTACCAACTGCAGCTTGTTGACTGCCTTCTCCTACTTGTAATTCAGAAATTGCTGCAAATCTTTGACCAGCTTGAACCACGATACCCATTAATTGCAATAAAGTAGTTGATGGTTCTTTATAAGGAAGAGGTAAGAAAGCATCTTTTAAACTTCCACCTGGTGCATCTACATCTTTAAATTCACCTGGTTGAATTGGTGACGCTTCGTCTCTTACTCTTACGCCTCTTTGTTTAAAACCTGCAGGTAAATTAGATAATGTTCCTGCATCTAATAATTGGCGGAGAGCGACCGTTGCGGTACGACTCAATCCGCCAATCATGTGTATTAATCCAAATCCATAGAATCCTAGTCCAGGCAGAAATTTGAAATGGACAAAGTATTCGATTCTTTGTTTCTTTGGATCATTGGGCGCAAAGTTCCTTCTTATCGAAAGAACCTTATTGCTACCTTCTTCAACAGTTACGATGTAGGGTAGCTTGATACCAGTCGGTTGCCCGTCTGGACCAATATCTTCAAAACCTTCTAGGTCTAAATTTACGTGGCACTCTAAAAGAGTATAAATAGGTTGTTGTCTTCCAGTTTTCTCTGTGCCTTCTAATTCTCTTTCCTTTTCTTTTAATTGATCTTGACTAATATTATAACCCGGAGGTCCTAAGTCTACATCAGAATAAAAGCCAGCTACTTGTTGTTTTCTTAATTCGTTTTCAGAAATCTTAACTCTATGAATAACAGCTTCAGCATCTTCTAAACTTGTAGCTGTGTAAGGAACAACGACATCTTCTGCGGGAACAAATTTAGAAACAGCTCTTCCTAATAAATCATCGTAGTAAACTTTTTTAAAAGTAGATCCTGCTAAAGGTAAATGAAATAACATTGAATCAAATTCAGGTTCGTATTCTTTCATACGATCCATGATTAAATAATTCATGTAGTTTTTAACTCTGTTAGATTGTTGTTCTTTTTGTGGGTTAACAACTCCTAAGATTTGAGTTCTAACTGGTCCATCTGCTGGTAATAATTCTTTGTAAGCTGTTGCTTGAAACTGTGTTACTGCTTCTGCTAGTACAGGGTGCGTGGCTCCCGAAGCACCTTGAAAAGGTTCGCTTCTTACTTCATACTTAAATCCAAGTAAATCAAGACCTTCAATATAAGTTCTTTCCCATTCTTTTC